TTACTTCTTCGCCTCTGCAACCACTTTACTACCCACGCCGCGGTTATTGTATTCCCACATGCGGTTGTAGTTAGTGTCATTCAGATTGCGCTGTATTTCGTCGTTATCATCTACGCTGCCGGTATTACCCGCAAACGGACGATTAGAGATCACCGCATCGGCCCACGGTTTAGCCGTGTTAAAACCTTCGTTGATGGCGCTATCACGGATCACCACCTGACCGTTGGTATTGGCATCAACATCCAGCGAGCGGCCCAGTTGCGCCACACCATCACCGAAAGCATTGAAACGGCTGTTTACGGCGAGGAAACCGTAGTAAATGTTGGACAGCGTAGCCGGTGCAAACACATACGCTTCTTGCTGAGTACGTGAGTTCACCACGCGGAATTCGGTGTTATCGAACACCACTGCGCCGCGACCAGAAACGATATCCACATCCCCTTCAATGTAGCTGTTGGTCACCAGCGTACGCGGCTGACGGTTGGTTTCCAGACGGTTCTGCACACCGCTGTTGGTGACAAAGAAGGTGTTCTGACGACCGAGAATGTTAACGTTGTTAATCTGTACCTGGTCACCATCAGTACGCAGTGCCACCGCCGGATGGTTACCTGCATCTACGCTATCGCCCAGCGTGTTTTCGATGGTCAGATTTTGCAGTTGCAGGCCATTGTTTTGTGACCAGAAGACCGCAGAGCAGAGAACACCGATACTGTCGCTGCGTTTGCTCTGGCAGCTATCGTACATATACCACGCTGGTTTACCTGGCATATATTTGCCGCGCGGGTTGACGTCGTGACGCCAGTCGGCAGGGCTCATGCCACCATCAAGGGAAAGCCCAATCTTCACATCAATCGGTTTTTCACCTGTACCGTACAGAGTAATTCCACCCGGAGCGGCAGGGACATATACCGTTCCCTGATACTCACCAGGCATCACGGCAATATACTGGCGCTTGTTGGTACGCTTGATAATTGCCGCATCTACCGCCGCCTGAATCGTGGTATGCGTTACACCTTGAGTGCCCGCCGGGCCGACAACAAAGTCAGGTTGCGCAGGCAGGGTAATCGGGGAAGGATTCCACGCTGCAGCACCTGGTGTCAGGGATGCAAAATAGTGTTGAGCATCGAAATTCTGCGCTTCTTTTGCCGACAGAATCGGGCGAGAAGAGGTACCAGGCGCGGTTTGATCAGAAGGACGTTGATCGGGCGGGGTTGAGCTACAGGCGGTCAGCGTCACGCCAAAAGCCAATGCCAGCGCCAGACGGGAAACTGAAAATGTGTTCACAGGTTGCTCCGGGCTATGAAATAGAAAAATGAATCCGTTGAAGCCTGCTTTTTTATACTAAGTTGGCATTATAAAAAAGCATTGCTTATCAATTTGTTGCAACGAACAGGTCACTATCAGTCAAAATAAAATCATTATTTGATTTCAATTTTGTCCCACTCCCTGCCTCTGTCATCACGATACTGTGATGCCATGGTGTCCGACTTATGCCCGAGAAGATGTTGAGCAAACTTATCGCTTATCTGCTTCTCATAGAGTCTTGCAGACAAACTGCGCAACTCGTGAAAGGTAGGCGGATCCCCTTCGAAGGAAAGACCTGATGCTTTTCGTGCGCGCATAAAATACCTTGATACTGTGCCGGATGAAAGCGGTTCACTACGAGTAGATGCAATTATGGTTTCTCCGCCAAGAATCTCTTTGCATTTATCAAGTGTTTCCTTCATTGATATCCCGAGAGCATCAACATGTAATGTTGTTGGGATGGCAATTTTTACGCCTGTTTTGCTTTGCTCGACATAAAGATATCCATCTACGATATCAGACCACTTCATTTCGCATAAATCACCAACTCGTTGCCCGGTAACAACAGCCAGTTCCATTGCAAGTCTGAGCCAACATGGTGATGATTCTGCTGCTTGATAAATTTTCAGGTATTCGTCAGCCGTAAGTCTTGATCTCCTTACCTCTGATTTTGCTGCGCGAGTGGCAGCGACAGGGTTTGTTGTTATATGGCCTTCAGCTATTGCCTCTCGGAATGCATCGCTCAGTGTTGATCTGATTAACTTGGCTGACGCCGCCTTGCCCTCGTCTATGTATCCATTGAGCATTGCCGCAATTTCTTTTGTGGTGATGTCTTCAAGTGGAGCATCAGGCAGACCCCTCCTTATTGCTTTAATTTTGCTCATGTAATTTATGAGTGTCTTCTGCTTGATTCCTCTGCTGGCCAGGATTTTTTCGTAGCGATCAAGCCATGAATGTAACGTAACGGAATTATCACTGTTGATTCTCGCTGTCAGAGGCTTGTGTTTGTGTCCTGAAAATAACTCAATGTTGGCCTGTATAGCTTCAGTGATTGCGATTCGCCTGTCTCTGCCTAATCCAAACTCTTTACCCGTCCTTGGGTCCCTGTAGCAGTAATATCCATTGTTTCTTATATAAAGGTTAGGGGGTAAATCCCGGCGCTCATGACTTCGCCTTCTTCCCATTTCTGATCCTCTTCAAAAGGCTACCTGTTACTGGTCGATTTAAGTCAACCTTTACCGCTGATTCGTGGAACAGATACTCTCTTCCATCCTTAACCGGAGGAGGAAATATCCTGCACTCGCGTACCCATCGACGAACTGTTTCAAGGCTTCTTGGGCGTCGCTGGCGTGCGTTCCACTCCTGAAGTGTCAAGTACATCGCAAAGTCTCCGCAATTACACGCAATAAAAAACCGCCATCAGGCGGCTTGGTGTTCTTTCAGTTCTTCAATTCGAATATTGGTTACATTGTTTTCATATATGAATAAATAAATTAGCTTTTTTCGTTGCCTTCGCGTTCTTTATTAATTTTGACAAACTCGTTTTTACCACGCTCTCCAAATGCGTCTTTAGAGTCGTTGTATCCGCAATCGCAGCACACATAATCATCAGACCATCCACGCATTGTTTTTTCTTTTGCAATATTTCCAGAACCGCATTTTGGACAAGACATATCACTACCTCCAAAGCATGAGTGAGATGACAACGTAACATTGATTGGAGATTAACAATAGATTGCTGATGTAAAAGATATGTATAAGCTTCGCTTTCAAAGTGGAGGCTCTGGTAGCGGCATCCAGTGTGACGGTTTCCACGACGCACCAGGAATTATCCACCCATCATTAGCGTCAGGATGACCCGGGATGTAAGTCGCCCATTTCATTCGCCAGTCACCTTTCCTGTCAAACTCCACGGCAACAAGAACGGCTGTTTTGGTATCCGGCATTCGATCACTACAGCTTATCCAACCATCCGGAGTTACCGGCGCTGGCTGGGCGGTATAAAGCGGTGTTATATCTGCCCGAAAATTACATGCTTTATGCAGCCGCACCCAACGTTCGACTTCTGCTTTGTCAGAATACATACCAGTGAACGTGTTATATTCACGGTCAATTTGCGTGAAGGTTACCTTCCACGCCACCGGCTCTGCTTCCAGCGATGCCAGTGCAATCCGTGCCAGTTCCATTTGTTCACCACGGGTAAGCCCGTTATCGAGCGGATTTTTAATGAACAATTCAATACGTTTTTTGGTAATAGTGGTCATGCCGCGTTTCCTTCTTTCTTATTAACAATTACACCGTCATATATTTCATTAAGGTGCCCTCTCAACTCCATGCGCCTTAATGCAGATAACATGTAATCGCATTCAACCTGCTTGTTCCCAATAAAAGGTTTATCTTCAGGGTTACCCCAACAGCAATTCCCCTTGGGCCATCCATGTACTTTCCGTACTCTTCCGTTAACAACGTGAAGTAATCCCCAGCCAGGTGGTAAATCCTCAATTGAAATAATTCCCGGCTCACTAATAAAGAATCGCCAGTCGCCCATTCCAAGAGACGGATTTTTACGAAAACGCTTTTTTCTATCTGCCAACAAGTCAGCACGAGAACACTTTGCCTCTATCAGGCATGATGCTGAATTTCTGAATCCCATAGCATCTGGCTGTTCTCCGGTACTGGTTACAGCTATAAAGCGGTCATGAAAACAAACCTTGAACCCGTTGCGCTTAAGGAACTTGTACGCAATCTGACAGAGTTCGCGATGTGTTAACGCCATATCACTCTCCTTTGATGCGAATGCCAGCGGCGCGGATTGCAGCGATGACTTCAGAAACTTTGTATGCCATTACCGTTTGGTAATCCTCGTGGAAATCTGTTCGATGAAGCATGCTGCTACGTTCCGGGAGCAGTATTTCCCGCTCCTCCAGTTCTGCTATGCGCTTACTTCCATCCGCGATTACTCCCTCGTAATATTCACGCTGCTCGTTGAGTTTTGATTTTGCTGCTTCAAGCTCAACGCGCAGCTTCCCTACCGTTAGCGCAATATCCTCGTTCTCCTGGTCGCGGAGTTTGATGTATTGCTGGTTTCTTTCCCGTTCATCCAGTAGTGCCAAAGCAACCTTTGGATTAAAGGCAGCAATAAATTCAGCGTTGTTTTTCAGAACGTGTTGCGCAATGGCCTGACTACTTAGTCGGACCTCATAACCACGTGCGCCACGGTGTGGTTTATATGAGTCCCAGTCTCCCCACGTTGCTTTTTCTGCCGCTTCACGCAGTACCTGATAGTTAATTTTGGTCATATCACATCACCCTGAAGCCGTTGCATTTACGTAAGAAATCGCAGATATAGCCCTTCATTTTTTCATGCCAATCTCGATCATTCCCATTGCACCAACCATCAGGTGGAGTCCAGTTTTCTATCAGAGCAGCCATTTTCTTTGCTTTCGCCGGAGTAGCTGTTGCGGTATCGCAGTAATGACGAGTGTTAACCAACGCATCCATACCATCGATATAAAGTACGCAAAACCATGTGTGATTCGGCATTTCAACAGATGGTATTTGTTGCCCACGTCGACGTTTATCAATAAGACATACAGTCATGGTTCCACCTTCTCTATTTGCTTAAGACCGTCTCTCACTGCATTAAGTACGCGTTCCAGATACTGGTATTTCGGGTTTGGTGCCGTTGGCCAGCCGGCATACCACGGATCATCACCAAAGAGATTCAGCAGTTTGTTACCGACACCGAAAAAACAGCAGCTTTCTTTTACGTCATCGGCGTTTTCCGCCTCGTCCCACATTTCTCGAGCCTGTACCGCGTCGATTTCTCTCTCTCTTCGTAACTTTATGATTTCTGACTTCACGAAAAGCAGATTTGCATCGTTGTCATCGTCGACCGTGCTTCGCAGTTGAGGGTCGAAATAGCCGATTAGATACTCGTTGCTGACCCGCTTAATGAACGTCTGCACATCATCACCGCCCATAGCAAACCAAGCCGCAGTCCACGCTTTTCCGTAGCAGGTGATGGTGATTCTTCCCTTACCAGGTTCGTAGTTTTCAATCATCACTCGAACCGGATCTAGTCGCTCTGCACCGGTTATAACGAATGACAACACATCAATCTTTTCAACCGTTACACTCACTGGTTGCCTCCTTTGCGAAGCTGGTCGGCGAACAAACGTACACCAGACGCTTCACTGCGTAGAAACTTAACGGCATCATCAAAACCACCTCGTTCTGCGTCGTCTGCTCCGTTGTCGAGGTTATCTGCGTACATCTCTACCCCCTGCGCCCGTACTTCAGCCAGGAAAGCATCGGTGGCTGGGGTTTCCGTGAAGTTGTCCTCCCAACCGTAGTACTCCTGACGACAGAAGTTATTAAATTCCTTCTCCGACTGTTTAAGCGCCGCATTCTCCGCTGCCAGCGCCGCGCACTTGGCCTCCGCTTCAGCAAATTTACGCACCAGATATTCAGCGTTTGTTTCGTTAACCTTTAAATCACTTGGGATGCATTTACCTTTAAGAAATCCATCCATCTCAATTAGTGACATTTGTTTCATTTCTTCCCACTCCGCAACATCGCATTCAGATATTTGTTTTGATTCACTGATGGAAAAGAATTTCTCTTAAGCAATTCCTCTCTCGATGGCATTGGCTTTACGCGTTGGCGAATAATCATTTCTGCCGGAAGAATGCCGGGATTGTATGCAAGTCCTCTCATGGTAAATTCCTCAGTCATTACTGATAGCGCCATAGCGTGAGCGGTAATTACGCAGGCGCGGGTCAATTTCAGGGAAGTGGGTATATGTGGCTTTGCGGAATGGTTGGATTGATGTCTGGTAAATTCGCTCGCGTTCTTCTTTCTCTGCAAGCCATATACAATGGCGAAATTCCTTTTCCTCTTTCGTTTCCTGCGGTAGAGACATTATTCGATCGTAGTTTTTCCTGAATTTATCCAGCACCTCCGATACGGAATTGCCGGAACAGCGGCGCGGGTCATCCGCACCATACAGAGGCGCTGGCATAATGGAATCCTTATGTTGCTAATTTAGAAGGGAATTGAATCGTCGTATTCAGGATGATTTTGATGATTGCTACTTTGTTGCTGTTGGCTGTTTCCTGAAGTTGCAAATCCAATCTTTGCATTCAGTAATTCAAGAGTGATTGATTGACCATTTTGCCCCTGATAAACATCAACCCTGATGTTTTCTCCGGTAATTTCTACAATGCCACCTTCAACAAGAACACTACGGTAGTAATCCGCTTGCGCTCCCGGCTTGGCAAATACAACGGCGCTGTAGTTTGTCCATTCTTTCTTTTTTGTCTGGCGATCGTAATACTGAACGCCAGCACGGATGTTGAATCCGATATTTTCCCCGGCCTGAAACTCTCTTGCGGGCTTGTTTAGTCTTACAGTAATCGAATGTGCCATTAAGCAGCCGCTCCTTCTAATTCGTCTCGTCTGATGTTGTAAACGTCCTGCGCTTTGTGCTGCTCCGGTGTGCCTTCGAGCATCTTCCACGCTTTGGCGAACGCCTGTTTAAGCTCTTCTACGGTGTTTTTCTGCAATGCTGCGTCAGTGAATGCTTTTAGAACCTGTTCAGATGTAGGTGATGGTTTTGATTGCTTTGCTGCTGCGTTCTGCTGATGTTTATGCTCGTCGGTATCTGCATCTTTCGCATCATCAATGCCGAACAAACCATTGAGGCAATACTTGCGTGCATAAGAGCTTGTAGCTCCAGTAACTTGTGCAGAATCCATTCCTTTCTTGCTTTCTTCCTCTCGTGCAAGGGCGGTTGCTGTATGACTGTTTTCGCCATCAGTAATAGTTGCTGTTGCTTTCACGTAATACCGATCACCAATCAACACAACTTCATCGCTGATTGATAAAAACAGGCCATTCAGTAACGGCTTAACGCCTTCAAGAATGTCTTCGCAGCTTCTGTATTTATATTTACCGAATGAGTTGTACTGATTCTTTGGCGCGTTCAGATTCTCCTGAATGGCTGCCAGTCTTGCGTAAAATTCTTTGCTCATATGTTTGTTCTCAGAATGGACACGGCCCAAGGAAATAACGCTGATTTAATACTTCGACTCGGGACAAATTAAGGCATACCCGCATTCCTTCGCGGTCACCATTATGGCGATACCAGAGAGCTTTCTGCGTGTACATGCGTCTCTGTAACTTGCTCTCCTTCACTGTGGTTGCAAGTGACATGAATATCTCCTTCGTTACCGATTAAATCTTTCATCTGACGAATGAATTCTTCGTCTGACCAGTTATCTGTAAAACTCATTTCCTGCGATACCACGGAAGGTTGATAGCTGATTTCATCGCTTTATTTGCTTCAATCCACATTTTTGAATCACCAATAAATCTGGCTATTACTGCTTTGTTCTGTGCTGCACGAAGCATCTGGTGATTGATGGCTATTTCATTGCGCATAATAAGACCTCAACTCTTTTCCATCCGTCACGTAATTTACGGGTGATTCGTTCAAGTAAAGATTCATTTAGTTGGAAGGCACCCATGCGAGCGCCTCCCGCGATTGCGTAAATCATGGGTGGTTCCTTATGTTGGTTTTATTAGTAGGTTATTTTTGTTGCGAATACTTCGCCTTTTACGATGGCTGTTATGATATTTTTAGCAACATCTTCTGATGCACCAACCTTGATAAGGTCAGCAAGTATTTTGTTATTTACGTCTTTCCGGTGAGCTTTATCCTTTGCTCTACGCTCTTCTTCGTCCTTGATTCTTTTTTCTTCTGCTATTCTGGCTTGCTCTTTTGCTTCAGCATCGCGACGGATTTGTTCAGCCTCCTCCTGTGCTTTTCTGCGTTCTGCTTCAATTGCTGCCTGCTTTTCTCTTTCAGCTCGTTCTGCTGCCTCTTTTGCTTCGCGCTGTGCTTGTTGCACGGCTTCAATGCGTTCACGCTCTGCACGTTCCGCTGCGGCCTTAGCTTCTGCTTCTCGTCTTGCTGCTGCTTCAATTTCGGCTTTTGCCTTTGCTTCGGCTTCTGCTCTGGCTTTCTCTTCAGCTTCTCTTTTTAAGCGTTCTTCATGCTCTCGATTTTCCTGCTCCGCTTTGAGTCTTGCCTCTTCTCTTTGGCGGTCAAATTCGCGATCCATCAAAATCGCTATTTCATGGTCAGACTCAATTTGCTTTTCGAGAGCTTCAGCTGCTGCCCTAGCTTCTTCTTCTGCTTTAATCCGCGCCTGTTCTTCCTCATAATCAGTAAGAGGCTGGCGTGCCCTGGCTTTCAGCTCATCAAGGCGATCACGCACTGTCTTGCGGTTAGCATCAATTAGCTTTGGAATTTCCTTCAGTTCAGCAACAAGGTCTTTGCCAAGACCATCGAGATATGTTTTCGTCTGCGCAACTTTATACGCCAGAGAAGCGATCTCCTTTCTGCCCTTTGCCGTTGTGATATCAGGCACAAAGGACATAACTTCGCGTTCAACCTTTTGAAGGATTTCTTCAATCTGGTCGGCAGACTGAAATACAGTCATTGCATTTGCTTTTTCAATAACAACTAAATCTGTTACTTCACTCATATATCCTCCGTCAAAAAAAATCGCCCTCACACTGGAGGGCAAAGAAGATTTCCAATAATCAGAACAAGTCGGCTCCTGTTTAGTTACGAGCGACATTGCTCCGTGTATTCACTCGTTGGAATGAATACACAGTGCTGTGTTTATTCTGTTGTTTATGCCAAAAATAAAGGACGATTATGCGGCATCGGAAGGAAGTCCAATCATCTTATTCAAATCTTCTACCCGTAAAGCAGGAAGTGCTGTACTTGCTTTATCTGCTTCTTTTGGTAGCAACTCTTTGCTTTCAGGCCAAACCTCAATAAGTCGCTTAACTGTTGTGACTGAGTTTAAAGCAGCCCATACATTTGATTCGATATCCTTTTTCTTGGCTTCAAGTTTTTGTTGTAATGAGCAGATTTCATCAAACCTTTTTGTTATTTCGTGCTCTGCGTCAAACATGCATTTATCTTTTGTCGGAGTAGGGAGCAATATATCTTCGCCGTTGCCGTCTTTCCCATATGAATGCCATCCAGCCCTTCTGCCAGATACAGTCAGATAAATTGAAGTAGAACGAACATCGTATGAGTAAAATGAACATCCCATCTTTCCAAGTTCTTCACTTATAGCTACCAACTTGGATGATAACTGATCCACTTCCTCAGTTTTCTTTTTACCGCCAAACGCAATAACTCTGGCGTCAAGTGCAAGCTGGTTCTTTAACTTTGTTACTTCTTCAAGCTCAGTGAAAACCCCACACTTAATTAAAGCGTTACGAGCGATTTTCTCTTTCATTCTCGTAGTTAAGCGGATTGATGACATATTAATTCCTCTCAAATAAGTGGTTTGCTGCCTAATTTCATTTTCTGGCGACCAACACAAGTCACACCCATTTCACTACGTGGCTTGCTGTACCATGTGCGCTGATTCTTGCGCTCAATACGTTGCAGGTTGCTTTCAATCTGTTCGTGGTATTCAGCCAGCACCGTAAGGTCTATCGGATTCAGTGCGCTTTCTACTCGTGATTTCGGTTTGCGATTCAGCGAGAGAATAGGGCGGTTAACTGGTTTTGCGCTTACCCCAACCAACAGGGGATTTGCTGCTTTCCATTGAGCCTGTTTCTCTGCGCGACGTTCGCGGCGGCGTGTTTGTGCATCCATCTGGATTCTCCTGTCAGTTAGCTTTGAGTAACGCGCCGTGATGCTTATCTCCACGGTTGCTGTCTTGCAGCTGCATTTCGCGCTACTCAAAGCTTTCTGCTTTGAATGCTGCCCTTCTTCAGGGCTAAATTTTTAAGAGCATCACCTTCATGGTGGTTAGTGCGTCCTGCTGATGGCCAAATAGTACGATTTGTACTTTATCGAGTCAATACAAAATGTTCTAAATATAATTAGTTTTTTATAACGCTTTGTATTTAATGGGTTTATATTTTGGAAAAAGAAAACCCGACGCTAAGGTCGGGTTATTGTTGTGTGTTTTAGAGTTGTGAGGCTGTTAACTAAATGTCTCTTCAGGCCACTGGCTGGCGATAACTTTCCCTACTACGGAACAGCTATCATTGCATGGAATCATTGGATATTGCGGGTTTAGTGGCTGTAGGAACACCTGACCGCTATCCCTGATCAGTTTCTTGAAGGTAAACTCGTCACCACCAAGTCTGGCTATGCAGAAATCACCTGGCTCAACAGCCTGCTCAGGGTCAACGAGAATTAACATCCCGTCAGGAAAGCTTGGCTTGGATCCTGTTGGCGCGGTCATGGAATTACCTTCAACTTCAAGCCAGAACGCACAATCACTGGCTTTTTTGGTTGTGCTGACCCATCTCTCCGCATCACCTTTGGTAAAGGTTCTAAGCTCAGGCGAGAACATCCCGGCCTGAACATGAGAAAAAACAGGGTACTCATATTGTTTTTTAACGGGGGCAGATGAGTATTCGCCAACAGGTGAAAATGTACCGTCGTGGTTGAATGAGACGTTATCAATACCAAGGTATTTAAACACCACACCAATCTCGTCAAGAGATGGATGACGAGATCCGCGCAACCAGTGACCAATTCCACCCTGCGTCATACCAAGCTCTTCAGCTAACTTCTCTTGAGTTATGCCGAGCTCTTTCATTCTGGATCTAGCCAGTTCATACCATTTCATTTTCATACCCTTATTATTACGCTCTGTACTAAAACCATCCATGCACAAGATGTATTTTTTTGTTTGCATTCTAAAAGTACATATCGTATTATTGTTTCATGGTTACTATGGAGGGCATATGAGCAACCTACGAAAATATCGAGAGTCACTGAATATCTCTCAAACAACACTTGCTAAGGCAGTTGGATGCACACAGGGAGCTATCGGACATTGGGAATCTGGTCGTCGCTTCCCAGACCTTAAAACATGCCGTGCTCTTGTTGAGTGCCTAAACAAGTTAGGTGCAAAAGTCAGTCTTGATGACGTGTTCCCGCCGGAACACAAAGCCGCTTAAGACATTCTAGCTCTTACACATCACAGCCCTGAAAAAGGGCATTACCAGAAACAAATCTCTATGGTTTTGCGTTTCTTTGCGAAGCCAACTCTATCTAATTATTAAGGAAATTATCTATGGGTACTATTGCAACTAAAAGCAAGAAAGCGGCTCGCATCGAGTCAGCCTTGCTGAACAAACTGGCACTGATGGGGCAGAAGACATTCGCTCGAGCGATGGGGGTTCCTGAATATCAGGTAAGCCGATGGAAGAATGGTTTCTTCTCGCAGGTAAGCATGATGCTGGCTGTTCTGGAATACGGAATCGAAGACGATGAAATGGCTGAGCTGACTAAGCGGCTTGCCAATTACCTGACAAAAGAAAAAGCCCCGAAGAACGGCGAATTCTTCGAGGCCTGATGTAGAAAGACTGGATCAATCCACAGGAGTAATTATGACAAAACGTCGTAAGAAATACCAGGAAAAAGAAGAGATTCGACACCCTGATTCACCTGAGGGATTAGTGGTAGCCGCAGCAAATAACAGGGCGTTCGCAGAGCGCCTTGTTGGTGTTTACAGACTAGCCAAAGCAGGAGTGAAACATGGGCGTCGTTAAGTTAGCTGATTACAGGCATAACCCTGTACAACATCAGGAGGCATCCAGTATGGGGTATGTCTCTATACACCGCCAGTTTATGGACAGCAGGCTCTATAAGGACTCTCAGGCAGTACATCTTTGGCTTCACTTAATCCTCAAGGCTAATCACGAATCTACTGTCGTCAATACGGATATCGGTCCGATAACTGTTGATCGCGGTCAGATGATAACTGGACGCCCGTCGCTGGTCAGAGAAACATTCATCCCCGACAACAAAGTTCGGAGCTTATTACGGACTTTTGAGTCGAAAGGGATGCTTAATATTTGCTCGATGGGGAAGAAATTTAGCCTGTTTACAATCGTTAAATATGACGATTTTCAGGCAAAAAATTGTCCAACGGTTGTCCAACGGTTGTCCAACGCAAACACCAGTAATGGCGCGGCTCTCAGCGGAGATTGTCCAACGGTTGTCCAACGGTTGTCCATAAACAATAATATAAATAATATCTCTAATACTGACGTATTAGAGAGTGCCACAGCAGACAAAAAGTCTGACAAGAAAAAACCTTCCGTTAGCTGTCAGGATGTTGTCGATGCTTACCACGAAATCCTTCCTGAAGCTCCAAGAATCCGCGCACTGAATGACAAGCGTAAAAACCAGATCCGAACGTTCTGGCGCAAAGCCGGAGTGATAACCCGCCAGCTTGACGGGCATGGGTTCACGATGCAGGACTGGAGAAATTATTTGAGCTACGTTGGCGAAAATTGCCGATGGATGTTCGAAGAACGCCCAAACCATCAACGCGGAACCGTCTGGCACAAAAAGGGATTTGATTTCCTGCTTAACGACAATACCTACCTGAAAGTTCGTGAGGGTGAACACGATGACCGATAATTTTTATGCGCCGCCCCATAGCATCGAGGCAGAGCAGGCGGTTATTGGTGGATTGCTTCTGGATGATGACAGCAGTGAGCGCGTCCGGAAAGTTCTGGCGATGCTGAAGCCTGATTCATTTTACAGCCGGCCACACAAAATCCTTTTCGAAGAAATAACCAGAATGCACCGGGAGCAAAAGCCAGTAGATGGGCTGACGCTTTTCGATGAACTGGAGCGCAAATCGTTAACGGCGTCTGTTGGCGGTTTTGCTTATATCGCTGAGATCGCAAAGAACACGCCAAGCGCAGCAAACATCGTTGCCTATGCAATGCAGGTTCGTGAAACCGCAATGGAACGCTACGCCATCAACCGCATGACTGAAGCGACGGAATTGCTCTATTCACGCAACGGAATGACTGCAACGCAGAAGTACGAAGCTATTCAGGCGATTTTCACGCAACTGACAGACCATGCAAAAACCGGATCGCGTCGCGGCCTTCGCTCATTTGGTGAGGTCATGGAAGACTGGGTTAGCGACCTTGAGAAGCGATTTGACCCGTCAGGCGAACAACGAGGAATGAGCACAGGGATCCCATCGCTGGACAGGATGCTGTCACCGAAAGGTCTGGTGAAAGGATCTCTGTTTGTCATTGGCGCTCGCCCTAAGATGGGGAAAACGATGCTATACAGCCAGATGGCAATCAACTGCGCAGTGCATGAGAAAAAGCCCGCTCTGATGTTCAGCCTTGAAATGCCCGGTGACCAGATACTGGAAAAACTGGTAGGGCAGAAGTCTGGTGTTAACCCGAATATTTTTTACCTTCCGGCGACAAATGACGCCGATGACGGCTATCAGGGTGATTACGATGGTGACTTCAACAGGGCGATCGAAACAGCCAATCGCTTGAGTGAAATCGACCTGCTTTACATCGACGACACGCCTGGATTATCTCTGGCTCAAATCGTCAGCGAAAGCCGTCGAATCAAGCGAGAAAAAGGATGTGTTGGCATGATTCTGGTCGATTACCTGACACTAATGACCGCTGAGAAGGCCGATCGCAACGACCTTGCTTACGGCATGATCACCAAAGGACTGAAGAACCTTGCCAAAGAGCTTGATTGCGTTGTTGTGCTTCTGACGCAGCTTAACCGCGCACTGGAAAGCAGAACCAATAAACGCCCATTACCAAGTGACTCACGAGATACAGGGCAGATTGAACAGGATTGCGATTATTGGGTCGGGATCCATCGTGAAGGCGCTTTTGATGACAGTGTTCCACCTGGTGAAACTGAACTAATCCTTCGTCTCAATCGTCATGGCAATACCGGCACGGTGTATTGCATTCAGGCAAATGGCGCTATTTATGACACAGACCAACAGTCTGCTGAAATGCGCCGACGTGAACGCGAGGAACCGCAGTCCAAGAAGAAAGGAGGATTCTGATGACCATCTACATCACTGAGCTAATAACAGGCCTGCTGGTAATCGCAGGCCTTTTTATTTGGGGGAGAGTAAATCGTGGTTGAGTTTATGCTCGTCGCACTCAAATTCGTTGGCGTTGGATGGATTCTTCTGACGTTTTTTATTGTTCTGCATAGCTACATTCGTCTTGTGAGTGACGGTAAAGACCCATGGTATACGTTGTTTGGCGCTGCATTTGTCTGGGTGATTATCGGTGTTATGCCTGTCGCTGTAGCAAAAATGGCGTGGCGTTTTGTGAGTTGAACTGAGGGTAAGTACCGATGGACGAATCAAGAAAGCAGTTTTTGGAGTTCGCGAAAAAGCAAAATTTAAGCCTTGCATATGGTGATTGCGGGTATGTTTATTCATCCACTGAAATGGCATGGAGGGCATGGCAGGCATCTCGCGCAGCTATCGAGATTGAGTGTCCTGGAAAAAGAGAGCGTGAGGCATTTTCTACCGATTTCGAGGATGGGGTCACATTTGGTTATAACGACGCAATTAGTGAATGCGAAGGACGGATTCGCGCTGCTGGAGTCAAAGTGAAGGAGTAACGATGAAGCAAATATACATGCTTCGCAACGAAGAAATCAGAAACAACGCCATAGACGCAATACTCTCACTTCCCATCGACGACAAGTCACCTCACGAAGTCCACGTTAGAGAACCCAAACGCAGCAAAGCGCAGAATGACCGTATGTGGCCGATGCTGAACGATGTTTCGCGTCAGGTGCTATGGCATGGTCAACGGCTGGCACCGGAAGACTGGAAAGACCTGTTCACTGCCCTGTGGCTTAAGACCAAAAAACTGGAGCAACGAAGTGTGCCTGGTATCGACGGTGGCGTTGTCATGCTTGGCGTGCGTACCAGCAAAATGCGAAAGGCCAGCATGACTGAGCTTATCGAAATCATGTTCTGGTTCGGCTCAGAGCGCAGCGTGCGGTGGAGTGATGACTCCCGGCGAGAGTATGAATGGTCACAACGAAAAGGTAGGGCTGCATGACTATCAAATCAAATACGCCAGCACACGACAAGGACTGCTGGCAAACGCCGCTTTGGCTTTTTGATGCACTGGATATTGAGTTTGGATTCTGGCTGGATTCGGCAGCGAGCGACAAAAATGCTCTGTGTGCTCACTGGCTAACTGAGGCCGACGACGCGCTCAATTCTGAGTGGGTAAGCCACGGTGCAATCTGGAATAACCCACCGTACAGCAATATCAGGCCGTGGGTGGAAAAAGCCGCTGAGCAGTGCATACAACAGCGACAGACGGTAGTTATGCTTGTGCCAGAGGATATGTCAGTCGGATGGTTCAGCAAGGCTCTGGAGAGTGTCGACGAAGTTCGCATTATCACTGATGGACGGATTAATTTTATCGAACCATCGACAGGGATGGAGAAGAAGGGAAACAGCAAAGGCTCCATGCTGCTGATTTGGCGACCGTTCATCAGTCCTCGACGGATGTTTACTACCGTATCCAAAGCGGCATTGATGGCGATCGGGCAGGGCGTCAGGAGGGCAGAATGAGACGACAGCGACGAAGTATCACCGACATCATCTGCGAAAACTGCAAATACCTTCCAACGAAACGCTCCAGAAATAAACGCAAGCCAATCCCAAAAGAATCTGACGTAAAAACCTTCAACTACACGGCTCACCTGTGGGATATCCGGTGGCTTAGAGAACGTGCGAGGAAAACAAGGTGATTGACCCAAATCGAAGTTACGAACAAGAAAGCGTCGAGCGGGCTTTAACGTGCGCTAACTGCGGTCAGAAGCTGCATGTGCTGGAAGTTCACATGTGTGAGCACTGCTGCGCAGAACTGATGAGCGATCCGAATAGCTCAATGTACGAGGAAGAAGACGATGGCTAAACCAGCGCGAAGACGATGTAAAAACGAAGAATGTCGGGAATGGTTTCACCCTGCATTCGCTAATCAGTGGTGGTGCTCTCCAGAGTGTGGAACCAAGATAGCACTCGAACGACGAAGCAAAGAACGCGAAAAAGCGGAAAAGGCAGCAGAGAAGAAACGACGACGAGAGGAGCAGAAACAGAAAGATAAACTTAAGATTCGAAAACTCGCCTTAAAGCCCCGCAGTTACTGGATTAAACAAGCCCAACAAGCCGTAAACGCCTTCATCAGAGAAAGAGACCGCGACTTACCATGTATCTCGTGCGGAACGCTCACGTCTGCTCAGTGGGATGCCGGGCATTACCGGACAACTGCTGCGGCACCTCAACTCCGATTTGATGAACGCAATATTCACAAGCAATGCGTGGTGTGCAACCAGCACAAAAGCGGAAATCTCGTTCCGTATCGCGTCGAACTGATTAGCCGCATCGGGCAGGAAGCAGTAGACGAAATCGAATCAAACCATAACCGCCATCGCTGGACTATCGAAGAGTGCAAGGCGATCAAGGCAGAGTACCAACAGAAACTCAAAGACCTACGAAATAGCAGAAGTGAGGCCGCATGACGTTCTCAGTAAAAACCATTCCAGACATGCTCGTTGAAGCATACGGAAACCAGACAGAAGTAGCACGCAGACTGAAATGTAGTCGCTGTACGGTCAGAAAATACGTTGATGATAAAGACGGGAAAATGCACGCCATCGTCAACGACGTTCTCATGGTTCATCGCGGATGGAGTGAAAGAGATGCGCTATTACGAAAAAATTGATGGCAGCAAATACCGAAATATTTTGGTAGTTGGCGATCTGCACGGATGCTACACGAACCTGATGAAAAAACTGGAGACGATAGGATTCGACACCAAAAAAGACCTGCTTATCTCAGTGGGCGATTTGGTTGATCGCGGTACAGAGAACGTCGAATGCCTGGAATTAATCACATTCCCCTGGTTCAGAGCTGTACGTGGAAACCATGAGCAAATGATGATTGATGGCTTATCAGAGCGCGGAAACGTCAATCACTGGCTGCTTAATGGCGGTGGCTGGTTCTTTAATCTCGATTACGACAAAGAAATTCTGGCTAAAGCTCTTGCCCATAAAGCAGATGAACTTCCGTTAATCATCGAACTGGTGAGTAAAGGTAAAAAATATGTCATCTGCCACGCCGATTATCCTTGTGACGAATACGAGTTTGGAAAGCCAGTTGATCATCAGCAGGTAATCTGGAACCGCGAACGAATCAGCAACTCACAAGACGGGATCGTGAAAGAAATCAAAGGAGCGGACACGTTCATCTTTGGTCATACGCCAGCAGTGAAACCACTCAAGTTTGCCAACCAGATGTATATCGATACCGGCGCAGTGTTCTGCGGAAACCTCACATTGATTCAGGTACAGGGAGAAGGCGCATGGGCATAAGAGAACTAAACCTCACCAAAGAGCAGCACGAGTGGCTGAATGGCTGGCTTGAACTGTGGGGCGCATGGGTTTATTCAGGTCGTCTGGAAAAGCGCATGAGCAGCGTAATAGCGAAGTTCATGGAGAGCGTAGATCCGGGAAGAGTTATGACAAGGCCAATGTGCAATGATGATGATGGAATGTTGATTTCTCAGGTCGTCGATTCCGTCATGTACATTGACAAAAAAGCCTTTGGCATCCTCCTCAGCTACTACGCTCATGGTTCATCTAAGCGAGCAATTGCATCCTACTATCACGCGACTGCAAAGCCACGCAAGATGTGTGGACGTGGTGGCGAGGGATGGAGAAAACCTTCACTGGCAACCTGTAGAAACGAAATTGACGACATCCTGAAAGCGTCATTATTTGTTTTATACCAGCCGATGCAAAATGCTTTCAAAATGCGTAAACGTGTTGAGAAAGTTAAGCATGTTGCTGTTAAAAGCCTTGACATGCAATTAGCCATTTAGCCATAATTAGAGGGTAAGCTGCCGTTAGTGACTCTTAAGTTGCAACGGTGGCTTTTTTTATTTGCACAACAGGTAAGAGCATTGAGTCGATAATCGTGAAGAGTCGGCGCGCTTGGTTAGCCAGTGCTCTTTCCGTTGTGCTGAATTAAGCGAATACCGGAAGCAGAACCGGATCACCAAATGCGTACAGGCGTCATCGCCGCCCAGCAACAGCACAACCCAAACTGAGCCGTAGCCTCTGGCTATCCTGAATTCATCAGTGATAGTTACGCTGCGGCATTCTACGCATGACCTTCGTGAAAGCGGGGGGCAAGAGGCTGCGCTAACAACCTCCTGCCGTTTTGCCCGTGCATATCGGTCACGAACAAATCTGATTACTAAACACAGTAGCCTGGATTTGTTCTATCAGTAATCGACCTTATTCCTAATTAAATAGAGCAAATCCCCTTATTGGGGGTAAGACATGAAGATGCCAGAAAAACATGACCTGTTAGCCGCCATTCTCGCGGCAAAGGAACAAGGCATCGGGGCAATCCTTGCGTTTGCAATGGCGTACCTTCGCGGCAGATATAATGGCGGTGCGTTTACAAAAACAGTAATCGACGCAACGATGTGCGCCATTATCGCCTGGTTCATTCGTGACCTTCTCGACTTCGCCGGACTAAGTAGCAATCTTGCTTATATAACGAGCGTGTTCATCGGCTATATCGGCACTGACTCGATTGGTTCGCTTATCAAACGCTTCGCTGCTAAAAAAGCCGGAGTAGAAGATGGTGGAAATCAATAATCAACGTAAGGCGTTCCTCGATATGCTGGCGTGGTCAGAGGGAACTGATAACGGACGTCAAAAAACCAGAAATCATGGTTATGACGTCATTGTAGGAGGAGAGCTATTCACTGATTACTCCGATCACCCTCGCAAACTTGTCACGCTAAACCCCAAACTCAAATCAACAGCAGCCGGACGTTACCAGCTTCTTTCCCGTTGGTGGGATGCCTATCGTAAGCAGCTTGGCCTGAAAGACTTCTCTCCGAAAAGCCAGGACGCTGTGGCACTGCAACAGATTAAGGAACGTGGCGCTTTACCGATGATTGATCGCGGTGATATCCGTCAGGCAATCGACCGTTGCAGCAATATCTGGGCTTCACTGCCGGGGGCTGGTTACGGTCAGTTCGAGCATAAGGTTGACAGCCTGATTGCAAAATTTAAAGAAGCTGGCGGAACGGTCAGAGAGATTGAGGTATGAGCAGAGTAACCGCGATTATCTCCGCTCTGGTTATCTGCATCATCGTCTGCTTGTCATGGGCTGTTAATCATTACCGTGATAACGCCATCGCCTACAAAGAGCAGCGCGATAAGGCCGCATCCACAATTGCTGACATGCAGAAGCGTCAACGTGATGTAGCAGAACTTGACGCCAGATACACAAAGGAGCTTGCTGATGCTAACGCGACTATCGAAAGTCTCCGTGCTGATGTTTCTGCTGGGCGTAAGCGCCTGCAAGTCGCCGCCACCTGTGCAAAGTCAACGACCGGAGCCAGCAGCATGGGCGATGGAGAAAGCCCAGGACTTACAGCAGATGCTGAACTCAATTATTACCGTCTCCGAAGTGGAATCGACAAGATAACCGCGCAGGTCAACTACCTGCAGGAGTACATCAGGACGCAATGCCTTCGATGATAGCGATAATTTTACTCATCATCCTTCACATCTGGCTCTGTAGACAGGGTGGTGATCACTTCTGGAGTGAATCCAGATTAAACATCTCATTGCTGATGCTTGATATTGAGCATCTGGCGCGCGGTAAGGGGCTGCGTTGAGATAAGAGCCAGTTCATTACAAAGCCTATCTACTGGTGGGCTTGATAATGAAACCGGAATTTATTCTGGGTAACCAGTTACGGCAGTACAGCGAAACAACCCAAGCCAGTAAGTGGGGAAATAACACTGGCAGCCACTGAAAGATGAACCTCCAGCCTTATGGCAAAAAAGATTCTTTGTGGTGGCGGACTGATGGAAAGACATCGGATAGAATCAAGCAGTGGCTAGGGTAGCTCCCGAAAAGCGGACTCGTCACCGCCTGCCACTGAATCTATGGCGAACAACTAGACGAGGTTGTGATGGATGATAACGGAAACCAATGGGTCAATGTTGAACACCGGCTACCAGAAAGCAAAGAAGGGATGTGGTCTAAAGAGGTTATAGCTCTTACTGATACTGGTGACGTGTTCAAACTATCATGTATGGGCTCTTACTGGCAGAGAACCAAGGCATTCATCGATTCAGGAGCAAGCAAGGTTACACACTGGATGCCGCTTAATTACCCAGATGATTAAAACGGATGAAAAATGAAAGGTCGCTCAGGCGGCCTTTTTTATTGCCACCACAAAAACATCTTTAACAACCAACAAGGTCATAATTATGAACGACCAGCAAATCGAAAAAGAAATCGTTGAGAAAGGCAAAACCGCTCCGAGAATCACTCCGCAGCACATCGAAGACGTGATTAAAAGCGAGCATTACTTTACTGCTTATGATGGACGTAATGGTGCCATTTCCAGCAACGAATATTGTGGCAGGGAAAAACCAGAAGAAGGCGATCGTGATTTATCACCATTGAAGTTGCTCACTTTCTGCGTACTGGTGCTGAAGAATGGCTTCACCGTCACCGGAGAGAGTGCCTGTGCAAGTCCGGAAAATTTTGATGCAGAAATTGGTCGGAAGATTGCCCGGCAAAATGCTGTAAACAAAATCTGGATGCTAGAAGGTTACTTGCTGAAGCAGAAGCTAAGCGAACAGTAGTTATTACAAAAGCCATTCCCTACAGAGTGGCTTTGATAATGGCTTATACCCTACACGGGATAACTTAACTGATATCCCTTTTAACGGATAAATGGAGCCAACAATGGCAGAGATTATTCCCATGACTGAAGAACAGAAATTCCAGTTAGAGATTTACAAACTGGTCATGAACCAGAACGCAGCCGCAGAGGAAGCATTTCAGTTCATTGGTACTGACGAGCTGAAGCTTGAGCTATTCAAAATTCACTTCCAGTCAGGCGGCGCTAATTCAGATATCACGACCCGCACTATCGAAGCGGTGCGTAAATCGAAGGAAGCGTTAGACCTGTTCACCACCGGAGTGTAAGAGATGACTGAACAAGAAATGCCGAGATACCAGTGCCACAAAAAAGTTCGCGCCCTGAAGATTGGCTCTATAGAACATAAGCCAAACCCAGATCAGTCTGGTAAGACTGGCTCTTCTAGTTATGGGGCAATTATTCATCCGGATGATAAGAAATACGCAGCATTTGATGTTAGCGCGGAATATATCTGTAAGCACCTACCAATGTCTGGAGGCTATTACGTTGTCTATGAGGATGGATATGAATCATATTCTCCTGCTGAGGTATTTGAGTCTGGATATTCAAAATTATAGGAATCCTCTATGACAAGCGTCGTTGATCTTGGTAAGGAGAAGAAATTCCCAATTACTCAATAGCTATACGAGCGACTTGAAAGCGTCATCCATGATTACGATGGTGAAATCAGTTTATGCGAGGCGATTGGCACACTCGAATTGCTGAAGCAGTCACTGATTGAAGGCGCGAAAGAGTCCTTAACCTGAAATAACGATTAAGTGAGATGAATATGGCAGCACCAAAGGGCAACCGATTTTGGGAGGCCCGCAGTAGTCATGGGCGAAACCCTAAATTCGAATCGCCTGAGGCGCTGTGGGCTGCTTGTTGTGAATACTTCGAGTGGGTGGAAGCTAACCCGCTATGGGAGATGAAGGCATTCTCGTATCAGGGTGAAGTGATACAAGAGCCTATCGCCAAGATGCGAGCGATGACCATTACCGGCCTCACTCTGTTCATTGATGTGACGCTTGAAACATGGCGCACATATCGCCTGCGAGAAGATTTATCTGAAGTCGTTACGCGAGCAGAACAGGTCATCTACGACCAGAAATTCTCTGGCGCAGCCGCTGACCTTCTCAACGCTAATATCATCGCCCGTGATTTGGGCCTCAAAGAGCAGTCGCAAGTTGAAGACGTGACACCTGATAAGGGAGATCGCGATAAGCGACGCTCTCGTATCAAGGAGCTATTCAACCGTGGAACTGGACGCGATTCTTGATAACCTGAGCGACGAAGAGCAAATCGAGTTGCTCGAGCTACTCGAAGAAGAAGAGAACTACCGGAACACACACCTGCTATATGAATTTACGCCATACAGCAAGCAGCGTGAGTTCATCGACGCCGGGCATGACTATCCAGAGCGCTGTTTTATGGCTGGTAACCAGCTTGGTAAGTCATTTACCGGTGCTGCCGAAGTCGCGTTTCACCTTACAGGGCGTTATCCGGGCACAAAAGGCTATCCTGCTGATGGTAAATATGGCGGTGAGTGGAAAGGTAAGCGTTTCTATGAGCCTGTTGTCTTCTGGATTGGCGGCGAGACAAACGAGACGGTAACCAAAACGACTCAACGCATCCTGTGCGGTCGTATCGAAGAGAATGACGAGCCAGGCTACGGTTCCATACCGAAAGAAGACATCATTAGCTGGAAGAAGTCTCCTTTCTTTCCGAACCTTGTTGATCATCTTCTGGTTAAGCATCACACGGCTGATGGCGTTGAAGATGGCATTTCAATCTGCTACTTCAAGCCATACTCGCAAGGCCGTGCTCGCTGGCAGGGTGACACAATCCACGGCGTGTGGTTTGACGAAGAGCCACCATACAGCATTTATGGCGAAGGTCTTACCCGTACCAACAAATACGGGCAATTCTCAATTCTGACGTTTACCCCGCTGATGGGGATGTCTGACGTTGTTACCAAGTTCCTGAAGAATCCCAGCAAGTCGCAGAAAGTGGTCAACATGACCATCTATGACGCTGAGCACTACACAGACGAACAGAAAGAGCAAATCATCGCATCCTATCCCGAGCATGAGAGAGAGGCGCGTGCTCGCGGTATTCCTACGATGGGTAGCGGTCGAATCTTCCAGATACCGGAAGAGACGATTAAGTGTCAGCCGTTCGAGTGTCCTGATCACTTCTACGTAATTGGCGGGATGGATTTTGGATGGGATCACCCACAGGCGCAGGTTCAGCTTTGGTGGGATAAGGACGCAGACACAATCTACGTTTCACGCGTGTGGAAGGCGAAAGAAAAAACAGCCGTTCAGGCATGGGGAGCTGTTAAATCATGGGCGCATAAAGTGCCAACAGCATGGCCTCATGACGGAAACCAGCACGAGAAGGGCGGCGGTGAGCAGCTCAAAGGGCAGTATGCAGATGCTGGTTTTATGATGTTGCAGGAGCATGCGACATGGCCTGATGGCGGTAACGCGGTGGAGCCTGGAATCACTGAATTGCGCGACATGATGCTTGATGGTCGCTTCAAAGTATTCAACACCTGTGAGCCATTCTTTGAGGAGTTTCGCCTCTATCACCGTGATGAAAACGGGAAGATCGTCAAGCTTAACGACGACGTTCTCTCAGCCGTTCGCTATGCATACATGATGCGCCGCTTCGCCAAAATGATGCGCGACATCAAAAAACCAAAAGAGAAAAAGATACCAGCCCCAATCAGGCCCATCGCACGGAGAACTTAAATGGCCGACGAAAACAGACTCAATTCCATTCTGTGTAAGTTTGACGCGGACTGGATGGCGAGCGATGAAGCCAGAACCGAGGCGACAAATGACCTGTATTTTAGCCGAGTGTCGCAATGGGATGACTGGCTATCAAACTACACGACCCTGCAATATCGCGGACAATTCGATGTTGTTCGCCCGGTGGTCAGGAAACTGGTCGCAGAGATGCGCCGGAACCCTATCGACGTTCTCTTCCGACCCAAAGACGGCGCTAATCCTGATGCAGCCGATGTGTTGATGGGGATGTATCGTACTGATATGCGCCATAACACGGCAAAGATTGCCGTTAACGTTGGCGTTCGTGAGCAGATAGAGTCCGGCGTTGGTGCATGGCGTCTGGTCACACAGTACGAAGACAACGACCCAACAAGCAACAATCAGGTAATCAGACGCCTGCCAATCCATGAGGCCTGCTCACACGTCATATGGGACGCCAACAGCAAGCAGATGGATAAGAGCGACGCTAAGCACTGCACGGTGATTAACGCCTTGTCACGCAATGGCTGGAAAGAGTTCGCAGAGGATTACGGTATTGATCCGGACACCTTGCCATCTTTCCAGAATCCGAACGATACATGGCTGTTTCCGTGGGTATCGAATGATGTCGTCTACGTCGCTGAGTATTACGAGGTCGAAGAGAAGAAAGAGAAAGTCTTCATCTACCGCGACCCGCTGACAGGTGAGCCGGTCAGCTATTACCAGCAGGATATCAAAGACGTCATCGACGACCTGGCTAATCGTGGATTCATTAAGGTAGCAGAGCGCAAGGTGAAGCGTCGGCGTGTGTATAAGTCGATCATCACCTGCACGCAGATACTGAAAGACCGCGAGAAGATAGCTGGAGAGCATATCCCAATCGTTCCTGTGTATGGCGAATGGTCATTTGCTGGTGACAAGGAGTGCTACGAAGGTGTAGTAAGGCTGACGAAAGACGGTCAACGCCTTCGTAACATGATCATGTCATTCAACGCCGATATTGTTGCTCGTTCACCGAAGAAGAAACCGACCTTCTTCCCTGAGCAAATCGAAGGCTACGAATACATGTACGGTGGAAATGATGACTATCCGTACTATCTCCAGAACAGGACCGATGAAAACGGTAACGACCTGCCGATTGGTCCAATCTCCTACATGGAAAACCCTGAAGTGCCGCAAGCCAACGCTTACATGCTTGAGGCTGCCACCAACGCAGTGAAAGAGGTGGCTAGTCTTGGTGTGGATGCGCAGGCAGCAAACTCTCAGGTCGCTTTCGATACCGTCAATCAACTGAACATGCGGGCAGACCTTGAGACATACGTGTTTCAGGATAACCTGGCTACCGCAATGCGACGTGATGGCGAGATTTATGCCTCAATGGTCAACGATATTTATGACGTTCCTCGTCATGTAACGCTGACTCTTGAAGATGGTAGCGAGAAAGACGTTCAACTCTACGCGCAAGTTGTCGATTACCAGTCCGGCAATGTGGTCACACTCAACGACATTCGCGGTCGCTATGAGTGCTATACAGACGTTGGGCCATCCTTCCAGAGCATGAAGGAACAGAATCGCGCAGAGATTCAGGAGTTGCTAACCAAGGTTCCGCAAGGTACTCCAGAGTTCCAGATGCTGATGCTGCAATACTTCACGTTGCTTGACGGTAAAGGCGTCGAGATGATGCGAGAGTACGCGAACAAGCAACTGGTGATGATGGGGCTGAAGAAACCAGAAACACCTGAAGAGATGGAGATGGTGCAGCAGGCACAACAACAGCCGCAGCAGCCATCAGCAGAGCAAATTCAGGCGCAGGGTATCCTTCTGCAAGGTCAGGCTGAATTGCTCAAGGCAGAGAACCAACAGGCGCAGATTCAGGTTGAAGCCGCCAAGGTTGAAGCCCAAAACCAACTCAACGCCGCGAAGATTGCAGAAATCTTCAACAATATGGACCTCGACAAGCAGGCAGAACTGCGTGAGTACCTCAAGCTCGTAGGTCAATTCCAGCAACAGCGCAGCAAAGATGCTCGTGCTAACGCTGAGCTGCTTCTTAAAGATGCAGACCAGACTCATTCACAACGCATGGATTTCGCAAATCTTATGCGTCAAGTTCAAATCCCCTCCGGCGGAGTAGCCGAGACACCTCAATAAGAGAGAGTTAACCATGGACCAAACCACCGACATTCAGGCTTCTGAAGAATTAACCCTGCCCGGCAATCATGCAGCGGCATCTGCTGATGGCTTAGTTGTCGATAATGCCAACGACAACGCAGGTCAGGAAGAAGGCTTCGAGATTGTCCTGAAAGACGATGAGAAACCAAAACAAGACCCGGCAACTAATGCTGAATTTGCCCGTCGCCGCATCGAACGCAAAAGACAGCGTGAGCTTGAGCAGCAGATGGAAGCGGTTAAGCGTGGAGAGTTGCCGGAGCACCTGCGGGTGAACCCTGAGTTACCAAAACAACCAGACCCTAACGATTATCTTTCCGAAGATGCACTGGCTAAGTACGACTATGACCAGAGCCGCGCACTGGCTGCCTTCCAGCAGGCAAACAGTGAATGGCAGATTAAGGCTATGGACGCACGAAGCCAGGCTGTCGCCGAGCAGGGTCGCAAAACTCAGGAGTTCACCCAGCAATCAGCGCAATACGTCGAGGCAGCCCGTAAGCACTACGACGCAGCGGAAAAGCTCAATATCCCTGACTATCAGGAGAAAGAGGATGCATTCATGCAACTGGTGCCGCCAGCAGTCGGTGCCGACATCATGCGCCTCTTCCCGGAGAAATCCGCCGCTCTCATGTATCACCTTGGTGCTAATCCTGAGAAAACACGCCAGTTGCTGGCGATGGACGGGCAATCCGCGCTGATTGAACTCACTCGACTGTCAGAACGTTTAACTCTCAAGCCTCGAGCCAAGCCTGTTTCAGAAGCCCCGTTACCTGATGAACCCATTCAGGGACACGCTGTTGCTGCAAATATCTCTGCGATTGAAAAGCAGATGGAAGCGGCAGCAAACAAAGGGGATGTAGAGACGTACCGCAAGCTCAAGGCGCAACTGAATAAAGGAATTCGATAATGGCATTAAATGAAGGTCAACTGGTCACGTATGCTCTGGATGAAATCATCGAAACCGTCCAGAACCTGACGCCAATGGCGTCAAAAGTGACAAAATACACCCCTCCGGCAGAATCCATGCAGCGTTCAAGCAACACCGTGTGGATGCCTGTTGAGCAGGAAGCGCCAACCCAGACTGGCTGGGATTTAACTGGCAACGCAACCGGGATTCTGGAACTCTCCGTGAAATGCAACATGGGCGATCCGGATAACGATTTCTTCGAGCTTCGTGCAGATGACCTGCGTGATGAGCGTTCTTACCGTCGCCGCATCCAGGCATCCGCCAAAAAACTGGCGAATAACATTGAGTCAGCGATTGCCAAACAGGCAACTGAAATGGGCTCGCTTGTTGTTCACGATACCCGCGCAATTGGTCCATCTACTGGCCTGTCTGGCTGGGATTTTGTGTCTGATGCAGAGCGCCTGATGTTCTCCCGTGAGCTAAACCGCGATATGGGCATCAGTTACTTCCTGAACCCTGACGATTACCGTAAAGCAGGCCGCAACCTGGTAGATGGTGACATCTTCGGGCGCGTTCCTGAAGAAGCGTATCGCAACGGTACTATTCAGCGTCAGATTGCTGGCTTTGATGAAATTCTTCGCTCACCGAAACTTCCGGCAGTTACCAAGTCAACCGCTACTGGTGTAACTGTGTCTGGTGCGCAGAAGTTTAAGCCGCAGGCATACACCCTTGATACCGATGGTAACAAAGAGAACGTCGACAACCGTGTTGCAACGGTGACCGTATCCTCCACCACCGGATTTAAGCGCGGCGACAAAATCAGCTTCACTGGTGTGAAATTCCTGTCTCAGATGGCGAAGAACGTGCTGACTGATGATGCAACTTTCTCAATCACCCGTGTGATCGATAGTACTCACATCGAAATCACGCCGAAACCGATTGCACTGGATGACGCGTCACTGACAAAAGAAGAGAAGGCTTACGCTAACGTAAACACTTCTCTTGCTGATACCACTCCGGTAAACGTTCTGAACGTGGCAACAACCACCGCTAACGTGTTCTGGGCTGATGATTCAATCCGCCTACTGTCTCAGCCGATCCCGGTAACCCATGAACTGTTTGCTGGCATGAAAACTTCTTCCTTCAGCATTCCTGGCATTGGTGTTAACGGCATCTTCGCAACGCAGGGTGATATCAACACTCTGTCTGGTAAGTGCCGTATTGCTGTGTGGTATTCAGCATGTGCTGTACGACCAGAGGCAATTGGCGTTGGTCTGCCTAACCAGACTGCGTGATAACCAGAGGGAGCTTCGGCTCCCTTTTTTTATCTGGAGACAAACATGACACACATGATCTTTCGTCATGGCGACATGAAGAAGTGGAAAGGCGTTGGCTACGACTTTGAAATCGTGAAAGCCGAAGAGATTCAGGAATATCTGGATGCTGGTTGGTTTGCACATCCCGATGACCTTCTTAAGGACGTTGCAGAGCCAGAGCCAGAGCCAGAGCCAGAAGAAAAACAGCGTGAAAAGCCTGGTCGAAAACCTAAGGCGGCAGCAGATGAACCTGACAACGAAGGGTGATTTAGTTCTTGCGGCATTACGTAAGCTCGGTGTGGCATCAAATGCCACGTTAACCGATGTCGAACCTCAGTCCATGGAAGATGGCGTCAACGACCTTGAAATGATGATGGCTGAATGGCTTGGCGGTGATGTGTCACCTGGTATCAACGTTGGCTACATTTTTGCTGATGCAGATGTCGCTCCAGATCCGGGAGATGAGCACGGATTATCAAATAACGCTATAAATGCCGTCATTTTCAACCTTGCCTGCCGCATTGCTCCAGATTATGCGCTGGAAGCGTCTGCAAAACTTATAACCACTGCCAGATACGGGAAAGAGCGACTCGTCAAACTGTCTGCAATGGACAGAGCAAAAGCCGCTAAATGTAAGTCCGGTTATCCAAACCGTATGCCTGTTGGTAGTGGTAACCAGTTGGCGAAGTGGAACGGTTGGAATTACTTCCACCGAAAGGAACCTTGCGATAACGGGAGCGAATAATGCCGATTCAGCAACTTCCGCTTATGAAAGGTGTCGGCAAAGACTTTCGAAACGCCGACTATATCGACTATCTGCCAGTGAATATGTTGGCTACACCAAAAGAAATCCTTAACAGCAGCGGATATCTTCGCTCATTCCCGGGCATTGCCAAACGATCTGATGTGAACGGTGTATCTCGCGGCGTCGAGTACAACATGGCGCAGAGTGCTGTTTATCGCGTGTGTGGTGGCAAGCTGTACAAAGGCGAAAGTGAAGTCGGTGATGTTGCCGGAAGTGGTCGCGTATCAATGGCGCATGGTCGGACATCACAGGCGGTAGGCGTTAATGGTCAACTGGTAGAGTATCGTTATGATGGCACGGTTAAAACCGTCTCAAACTGGCCTACAGACAGCGGATTCACACAGTATGAGTTAGGCTCAGTCCGCGACATTACACGCTTACGTGGGCGTTATGCGTGGTCAAAAGACGGCACTGATTCATGGTTTATCACTGACCTTGAAGACGAATCGCACCCTGACCGATACAGCGCACAATATCGCGCAGAGTCGCAGCCTGACGGCATCATCGGCATAGGTACATGGCGAGACTTCATAGTCTGCTTTGGTTCGTCGACGATTGAATATTTCTCCCTGACTGGTGCAACCACTGTTGGTGCCGCTTTGTATGTCGCACAGCCATCGCTGATGGTGCAGAAAGGGATTGCCGGAACCTACTGCAAAACGCCGTTTGCTGATTCGTATGCGTTCATCAGCAATCCGGCAACAGGTGCGCCGTCTGTGTACATCATCGGATCCGGTCAGGTGTCACCAATCGCCAGCGCGAGCATTGAGAAAATCCTCCGCTCCTACACTGCTAATGAACTGGCTGATGGCGTGATGGAATCGTTGCGGTTTGATGCTCATGAGTTGCTGATTATCCACCTTCCGCGTCACGTCCTCGTGTACGACGCATCTTCAAGCGCCAATGGCCCACAATGGTGTGTACTGAAAACAGGCCTGTATGGCGATGTGTATCGCGCCATTGACTTCATTTACGAAGGCAATCAGATAACGTGCGGCGATAAGCTGGAATCGGTTACCGGCAAATTGCAGTTCGATATCAGCAGCCAGTACGACAAGCAACAGGAACACCTGCTGTTTACTCCGTTGTTCAAAGCAGATAACGCCAGAGTTTTCGACCTTGAAGTTGAATCTTCAACTGGAGTTGCGCAGTATGCTGACCGCCTTTTTCTCTCTGCAACTACTGACGGCATCAATTACGGGCGTGAGCAGATGATTGAGCAGAATGAACCGTTCGTTTACGACAAACGCGTTTTGTGGAAGCGAGTTGGGCGCATCAGGAAAAATGTCGGATTCAAATTGCGCGTTATCACGAAGTCACCTGTCACTCTTTCTGGCTGCCAGATAAGGATTGAGTAATGGCGGATTCGAATCTCAATGTGCCGGTAATCATTCAGACTACACGACTCGACACATCAGTCCTTCCACGCAATATCTTCTCGCAGTCGTATCTGCTTTACGTTATCGCACAGGGCACTGATGTTGGTAACGTGGCTAACAAGGCCAACGAGGCCGGACAGGGCGCTTATGATGCACAGGTCAGGAACGATGAGCAGGATGTGATTCTCGCTGACCATGAGCAGCGAATTTCTGCTGCGGAAGCAACGCTTGTTAATCATGAGGAGCGAATCAGCCAGGCAGAATCAACTCTTCAGGAACATGAAACGCGAATCGCTCAGAATGAAAGCGATATTGCGTCGCTTGATACCAGAGTTCAGTCGCTGGAGTCGCAGGTTTCAGACCATGAATCGCGCATCGATTCTCTGGAGTATGCCACTACTCGCAAAAAGTCAGAGGTTGTTTACTCTGGCGTATCTGTAACCATTCCGACAGCGCCGACCAACCTTGTTAGCCTGCTGAAAACGCTCACGCCGTCATCAGGCTCGTTGGCACCATTCTTCGACACCGTTAACAACAAGATGGTTGTGTTCAACGAGAACAAAACCCTGTTCTTCAAGCTGTCGATCGTCGGGACGTGGCCCAGCGGAACCGCCAACAGGTCAATGCAACTAACATTTTCCGGCTCTGTTCCTGACACACTGGTAAGCAGTCGCAACTCGGCGACAACGACCGATAACATCCTGTTAGCTACGTTCTTCAGCGTGGATAAAGACGGCTTTCTTGCCACAAATGGCAGCACGTTAACCATTCAGTCAAATGGTGCGGCGTTTACTGCCACAACCATCAAGATAATCGCGGAGCAGTAATGGTTCAGTTCAAACCAACGCGAAACATCGACCTGATAGAAGCAGTCGGAAATCACCCTGACATTATTGCCGGAAGCAACAACGGTGATGGATACGACTACAAGCCTGAATGCCGTTACTTTGAGGTTAACGTGCACGGTCAGTTTGGCGGCATTGTTTACTATCAGGAAATTCAGCCGCTTACATTCGATTGCCACGCCATGTACCTGCCAGAGGTTCGTGGATTCAGCAAGGAAATCGGGCTGGCGTTCTGGCGATACATTCTGACTAACACCACCGTTCAGTGCGTCACATCGTTCGCTGCGCGCAAATTCCGCCACGGTCAGATGTACTGCGCAATGATTGGCCTTAAGCGTGTAGGAACCATCAAGAAATACTTCAAAGGCGTGGATGACGTGACGTTTTACAGCGCCACACGCGAAGAACTAATCGACTTCCTGAATCACGGGAGATAGCCATGTTATATGCATTTAAGCTAGGCAGAAAACTGCGTGGCGAGGAACCTTATTGCCCTGAAAAAGGCGGGAAAGGTGGCAGCTCTGATAAAAGCGCAAAGTATGCAGCAGAAGCTCAGAAGTATGCAGCAGACCTGCAAAATCAGCAGTGGCAGACGATCATGAAAAACCTTGCTCTGTTCACGCCTCTTGCGGAGCAGTATGTTAACCAGCTTCAGAACCTTTCCAGTTTAGAAGGTCAGGGGCAGGCACTTAATCAGTATTACAACTCTCAGCAGTATAAAGACCTTGCAGGTCAGGCTCGTTACCAGAGTCTTGCTGCTGCGGAGGCTACGGGAGGACTTGGTTCGACAGCCACAAGCAATCAACTGGCTACGATCGCGCCGACACTCGGTCAGTCTTGGTTATCAAATCAGATGAGCAATTACAACAATCTGGCAAACGTTGGGCTTGGTGCGCTGCAAGGTCAGGCAAACGCCGGGCAGACGTACGCCAACAACATGAGCAGCATTGCACAGCAAAGCGCAGCACTTGCCGCTGCTAATGCCAATAAACCATCAAGTCTTCAGACTGCAATTAGCGGTGGCACGTCTGGTGCGATTGCCGGTGCAGGTCTTGCCAGCCTTTTGGGAACATCAACGCCTTGGGGCGCTGGCATTGGTGCTGGTATCGGATTGCTTGGCTCGTTGTTTTAAGGGGTAATCATGGCTACTTGGCAAGGAACAAACGGCGGATTGTTGGCTGGTATCGGCGGCGTCAACTCAAACGCTCCGAGCGTAAATGACATCGGCAATACGCTTCAGCTTATCAGGCAGAACAATGATATTGAGCGTTCAGGCGCTAACAATGTTGGGCTGACTGCTTTGCAAGGTCTTTCAGGTATTGCGGGTGTTTTTCAGCAGGAAAAGCAGGCTCAGCGGCAGAAAGAATTTCAGCAGGCATACGCTAATGCTTATGCGTCTGGTGATCGCGGTGCTTTTCGTCAGTTGGCTACTCAATATCCAGACCAGATTGAATCCGTTCGTAAAGGCATGGGATTCATTGATGAAGACCAGCGCAATTCTATAGGCACCTTAGCGGCTGGCGCACGCCTTGCGTCATCGTCTCCAGAAGCAATGCAATCATGGCTGCAAAACAACGCCAAGGAACTGACTCGCGTCGGTGTTGACCCTAATAACGTTGCTCAGATGTATCAGCAGAATCCTTCAGGATTTGGTGAGTTTGTTGATCACCTTGGGATGGCTGCTCTTGGTCCGATTGATTACTTCAATGTTCAGGACAAGATGGCAGGTCGTGAGATTGACCGAGGCAGGCTGGCAGAGACAATCCGCAGCAATCAGGCTGGCGAGGCGCTAACAGCACGAGGCCAGAACATCACGATGCGCGGTCAGGACTTATCTGCTTCTACTGCGAGACGCGGGCAGGATTTGGCAATGCAGCGAGCGTCAACAAGAGGAACCGCTGGGAATGATGAGCGTACAGTTCAGTTATCAGATGGCAGAACTGTAACGGTAGGAGGGAAACTTCACGGCGCTGGGGCTAATGCGTTCTACGAAGGCATCGACAACGAGGGGAATATGGTTCGCGTTCCTGCCAGTTCAATCGCAGCGCCTGCAACATCGTCTGCATCAGCACAAAACTATGCCATGAAGAAGGATATCGACGCGATCGCAAATGCAGACGCTTCTGCTCTCGATTTCATGACAGGAATGACAGGCGGTGCAGGTAATCCAGCAATTGGTGCTGATGTTCGCAGCCGATTAACAGGAAAAGAGCAGCGCCAGTTATATAACTCAGCACAACGTATTCAGGGCAGAATGCAGAATCAGGGTGTGGCGGCAGCAAGGGATATGGGTGCCAGTGGTATTAACACCGTTGCAGAAGCGAAGATGTATTTTCAGGGGATGCCGCAGGTTGACTATTCAAGCCCGGAGGCTATGCAGCAGTCGATTCGTGAGATTCAGGAATACACCAACAATTACAACCAACAATATAACGTTAATGTTGGTAAATCTCAGCGGCAGCAATCTCAACCTGCACAGGTATCACAGCCAGCAGCCAGCAGTAACTTTTCTTCACTATGGGGTGATTAATGGCTAAAGCATGGAAAGATGTTATCGCCTCTCCACAGTATCAGGCGTTAGCACCAGAACAAAAAGCGCAGGCTCAGGAGCAATACTTCAATGAAGTCGTGGCCCCGCAAGCCGGAGAAAATGCAGAGCAGGCTAAGCAAGCTTTCTATGCTGCCTATCCATTGCCATCTGTGCAGCCAGTGGAGACACAACAACCAGAAGCACAGCAACAACCACAGCAAAGTGGATTTATGTCTGATCTTGGCGAAGCAGTAAAAGAGACTGGTCGCGGACTGGTGCAGGCTGGCGTGAACGTGGCAAACATACCTGCATCAGTTGCAGATGCTGTAACAAGCGCGGCGGCTTGGGCTGGCGGTAAACTCGGCATTGGCGATGGTACATATCACCCAGCGCCACGAGTAACAACGCAGGGATTAGAGCAGGACTTTGGCCTTCAGCAAGGCGCGCTGACTCCACAAACGACAGAGGGAAGGGTATTTGCTGAAGCATTGCCTTACCTCACTCCTGCTGGCGTTGAGAGAGCGGCAACACAGGCACCAACACTTGCTGGTCGAATTGCTCAGGGTGCAACTCGCCTTCTCGCTGAAAACGCAGTTGGATCACTTGCTGCAAATAGTGCGAAAGATGATGCGGAAGCACTCGCCACCGATTTAGGCGTTGGTGTGCTGGCTGGCGGTGCTATTAACGCTGCCGGACGTGGATTAGGTGCTGCTTATCGTGGCGTACGTGGTGCTATTGCGCCAGAAGCGCAGCAGGCTATCAGATTTGCAGAGCGTGAAGGAGTTCCTCTGCACACCACAGACCTGTTACAACCAACTTCACGCGTCGGAAAAATGGCGCAGACTACAGCAGAAAATATCCCTCTGGCTGGCACAAGCGGAATGAGAGCAACGCAACAGGAAGCGAGAAGCCAGTTGGTGCAGAGATTTGCTGATAAATTCGGTGAGTATGATCCAGCTGTTGTTATTGACAGCCTTAAAGCGAAAACATCAGGAATTCGTCGTGCCGCCGGTAATCGACTGGAGCAGGTTCAGAATGCTATGGCTGGAGTAAACATTCAGCCTGCACGAGCAATTCAGCAGATTGATACAGAAATATCTAACCTGCAGAAGCTTGGTAAGGTTGCTGATAACGAGACTATTTCAAAACTTCAGTCATATCGTGATGAGCTTGTTCGCAATGCTGGTCCTGATGGTCCGGTAAATCTGGATTTGAAGCAATTAAGCGACCTGCGCAGCCAGTTCAGAATGGACGTGAAGGGTGAGCGACCAGTGTTACCAAACCGTTCCGATGCCGCCATTCAGCGCGTTTACAAGGCGATGACAGACGATATCAATGGTGCCATTGGTCAGAATCTTGGCAACGATACTCTCCGTAAATATCAGCAGGCCAATGCCGTCTACGCTGACGAAGCAGCGAAACTAAAGAATACCAGGCTGAAGAATGTTCTCATGAAAGGCGATCTGACGCCGGAAGTTGTCAACAACATGCTATTCAGCAAGAACAAATCTGAAATTAAGACGCTGTATAACTCAGTTGGTCGTGTTGGCAGGGCGCAAATGCGCAATGGCATCATTGGAAAGGCGATGGAGAAATCTGGCGGATCCCCTGACCAGTTCCTTCGGCAGCTTAACATCCTGCAAAACCAGACTGGCATCACATTTAAGGGGCAGGACGCTGCTTATCTGAAAGGATTGAAAAACTACCTGCAATCCACGCAGCAGGCTGCAAAAGCGGCAGTAACAACACCCACAGGACAGCAAACTATCCCGTTCATTATTGGGTATGGGACGGCAATGAACCCGGCGACAACTGGCGCAGCAGTAAGCTACGGACTTCTTACTCGCGCCTATGAGAGCGAGCCATTCAGAAATGCAATGCTCCGAATGGCAAACACCCCACGCGGATCAACAGCCTTTGAGAAAGCAATGCAGCAGGCACAAAATGCAATTAACGCTCTGACGCAGGGGGCTAAGTCTGATGCGTTGTCAGAATAGCTTTGCAAATACCAGGAAAGTGCAAAAACCAAATATGTAGAATGCAATATTCATCATATCTCTTTGCATAAATCCTCCGTAATGGATGGTTAGTTGCTGTCTTTTTTATATAGCTCCTTGAGCGTATCAAAGACAATTTTCTTAACCATATCAGATTGTTGTTCTGCCATACGCTCTGCATCGTCAATGTAAACTGATGCAGAGCTTTGTTTAGTCAATGATTCTTCAATCGCTGCAATTATCTCAGAGTTCAGCGACCTGTTATTCATCTTCGCGCGCTGTTTAATTTTCTCGTGGAGTTCATGCGGAAGTCTCAAGTGAAACTGCGCCTCGTCGTATTTGCTGTACATCCTTGATGCCTCACCAGTTGGGTGGAATGGCATCGTAACCTACTGGATAAATACTCAATAGTACCATTTCGGTATGCAATCACATCATGGTTGCATCATATCATTCGTTTGGAGTAATGAAATGTCAGATATCACCGCAAATGTTGTGGTAAGCATGCCTTCGCAACTCTTCACTATGGCTCGTTCTTTTAAAGCGGTAGCCAATGGCAAAATTTATATAGGAAAAATTGACACTAACCCGGTAAATCCTGAAAACCAGATTCAGGTTTATGTGGAGAACGAAGACGGCTCTCACGTTCCTGTTTCGCAACCAATCATCATTAACGCTGCTGGTTATCCTGTATATAACGGACAGATTGCCAAATTCGTTACTGTACAGGGCCATTCTATGGCTGTTTATGATGCGTACGGTGCTCAGCAGTTCTATTTCCCTAATGTACTGAAATATGACCCCGACCAATTCAGTATTGACATCGTTAATCAGCTTGCTCAAACGGGTAAATATTTAGATGATGAAAGTAAAGGTGATGCGTTAATTGGCGTTAAACAGCCTTTTTTTGATGCAATAAGAAGGACTCAGCATGATAAAAATTCTGACCTGCTATCCATACAAGATTTAGGGGCAATAAGTGGCTTAGCTAATCCAGAGGTGGATGACAAAGTTATTTCTGTGCTTAATGCTAATGCTGGATTGTTAATTCCTGCTGGATTTGTCTACGTGACATCTAAGCCAATAGCTACATCGGCAGGTAAAGTCTTTAGCATCGTATGCCCAAATGGAAGGGCCACCATCAAAGCATCAGGAAACTATGCAATGTTCACTCAACCAGGCATGTTCAAATTTGAGAGATGTCTTTTTGAAAACATACTGTTTATTGGTAATGGAGTATCTGATCTGAAATCAGTGTTCATGGAGGCTGATGATGGTGAGTGGGTGGCTAACTTTGCAACATATAACTGCTCATGGGAAGCATTCCATACTATATGGAATGCTTCATGGATTGCAGTATATCATTATTACCCTAAATTTAAATCTGTGAACGATTCAGGATATATTCTTACTACGAATAAGTCTGGTGCAAATAACTTTGCAGCATTCAATCTCAATGTTATGGATAACCCAATATTCGAAAACTGTAGAGCAAGAATTTACTTCGATATAACAGGTGGATTTAATTTTACCATCAACAATCCATGGATTGAGAAAGGTGAGGTTTTTGGTGGTGCATTTTTTAGACTAAGGCAGTTCTTTAATTTCAAAGTTATTGATGGTTGGTTTGAGTATTTCAAAGGGGGAAATTTTCTGTACTTAAGAACAGATGGCACAGAGAATACACAATCTGACAACATAACTTTTGATGGGATGCACATTAATAACTCTCGCTCTGATTCAGAATTTAAAGGATTGGTTTTAATGGATCAGCCGCAATATGCAGAGAATTATACCGATCCTAAATTTACGTTTAAGAATATTGTAGAACACAATAGCTCTTCTTCAGGATGGTACTTACTAAAATCCGGTGATGTTACCAATCGCTCAGAATCACTTACCGTAATAGAAAATCTTCGTCTTAAATATGGACATCCACCTTGCTCAGATGGAATGACTATAGCAAGAACACAAGACGGAAATAGCCCAGACATTAAAAACTCTATAAGAAACCTTAGCACTAATGGTTTACAGTTTCTGCCTAGAGCCTTTCAAACAACAACATACCGGACAAAAAATGGAGAATATCAGCAACAACAAATAGTTGATAGTACATCTAATATAGCATACTGGAATATCGGTACCTCAACGGTTCTCGTGTGGGGCGTAGATTATGTTAGGCCTGGTCGGCAGAACGCTCAAACATGTGGAACGTCAGCATATGCATGGTCAGGTGGGTATACACAAACAGCTTTTCAGGTCACGTCAGACAGAAACTCAAAAACAGAAGAGTCACAAATACCTGATGCTGTTCTCGACGCCTGGGGTGACGTTCAGTATGTATCATATAAATTAAAGGCAAGCGTGGCAGAAAAAGGTAGTAAAGCCCGGAGACATATTGGGGTCATAGCCCAAGACATCAAGACAGCTTTTGAATCACATGGGGTTGATCCATTCGAATATGGCATACTATGTTATGACAATACCCCAGCAACAGAAGCTGTTTACGATATTTTAGAAGATGGTACTCAGGTAATGCTTCAGGAGGCACGTGATGCTCACTCAGGTTACACTGTACGCTACGAAGAAATACTTTGTCTTGAGGCTGCATATATGCGTAGAGAGATAAAAAGGATGCAGAAATAAACAAACGCAATAGTCTATAGTTATTATCTATATACCACCTCAACATAAGAGGTGGTATATTTTTTTGGGGAGCGACTAATAAATTATATATTTTATTTCAAAGATTGAAGTAAGTCTGTTTTTTTGTCTAAGACTTCTCCAATGTAACTTGCTCCATATTTCGTTAGATGGTTTGCATCATATGATAAAAATTTGCCATTCTCATCAAAAACTCTAACCATTCCATTGTTGTCTTTTATAAGGTCAAACAAATCTATGTAGTCATCGCCAAAAATCATTTTCGCCTTATTGTTAAACTCTATATATCTTGATAGCGGGTATGTTTTTGCTAAAACTCTGTCATTAAGAGACAGGTTAACAGCAAAGTTATTGTTATACCCGAAGTTTTTTGTGCCAATCAAGTACATTTTTGCAGTTGTTTTTGACTTTATGTAATCGTAACAGTGTTTTAACTTTTCAACGTTATTATTATAGTCGCCTGCACCCCAATTCTCCGAATATAAAATAATGTCTGAGTCATTCAAGTAGTAATCTAATTTATTTTTATTATCTATTGACCAATCACATCCACCCTCAAAATATACAATATTAAGATCATTTGTTTTAATCTTTGTAGATATTGCATTAATTAAATCTCTCGCATATGAGTTACCCATGATTAATATTTTCTTTCCATAGTCTGAGAACTCAATATTCTTTAATTTCTTCGGGCTATCCACATACTCCTGTGGATTTCCTCCATATGCAAGATCAGGCCTGATATTTTGCAATCCATATGTTTTGTGCATCAAAATTCCTGATGCTGATAACACCAACGAAAATGCTAATGTATATGATAAGATTTTCTTTGTAGATGTTTTTCTCTTGTTTCTGAATGGTTTTTCTACAAAAACATAAGACATCCACGATATAATAAAAATTAAAGGAATGGATGCGATAAAATATGTTGTTGACGGTTCAAATTTTGAGTTTAATCTTATAAATGCAAAAACAGGTTGATGCCAAAGGTATAGCGAATAACTTATCATGCCACATAACACAATTGGTTTTATTGACATGATCTTTCCAATTCCTTTAGATGCATTTGAATGCATTAAAAACAAACATGCACCAAGAACTGGAAATAATGTTTCAAATCCAGGGTGTGATTTTTTACCATTCACAAGGAAGTAACTTGATATTATCAATAAAAAACCAAGGTATGCTAAGATGTTACTTTTTCTTTTTATTTTATAGTGCGCAATAGCGGCAACCCCACCAAGAGCAATCTCCCACGCCCTTGAAGGGAGCATAAGAAATGAAAGCTCCATATTATGCACTGTTGTAATTGTTGCATATAAAAAACTGGCAATTGATATTACCAGTAAAAACATAAAACTATTCTTTATTAGTTTATTATGATTTATTGAGTAAATTATATATATTATTACAGGGGCTACAAGATAATACTGTTCTTCTACAGCAAGACTCCATGTGTGATACAATGGTTTAAATTCAGATGCTGTAGACCAATATCCTGACGTTAAGTACAATAATATATTGTTTGCTGAAAAAATTGTTGCAACAACTGATTGACCTAGATTCTTTAGGTCATATGGAACCATCATAAATAATGATATAATGAATGTTACTGATGTCATTAGAATTAATGCAGGCGCAATTCTACGAACCCTTCTCTCATAAAACCCAGAGAATGTAAATGTTCTATTGCTGCATTCTTTCAGCAAAATGCTGGTAATTAAAAAACCACTAATAACAAAAAAAACATCTACTCCAAGAAAGCCGCCAGGAATCCATTGAACACCTGCATGAAAAAAGATAACAGGTAAAACAGCTAATGTTCTCAACCCATCAATTTCGGGTCTGTATTTCAGTTCCATATGTTATACCATTTAATGTTAATTACATCAAAAAAAGACGAATGCTACATGTGTGATTGTTTCGGTGGAAACATGTTAAATTTATTTGTATTCTATCATTGCTGTGAATCATGATCGATACTGTGACTATGCAATGTTATTCTAATTTTTGCTCATGCATGGGAAAACAATTTCATTGATGTGGCCTAAAAGTTGCGCTATTTTTCTCTCCATCAAGCCAATCCGCCCACCACTGCATCATTTCTCTGCGCTTATCGAGATGCTGAGCATAGTTGTAAATTCAGATAACCCAGTATGTTGACAAAAAATTAGCGCAAGAAGACAAAAATCACCTTGCGCTAATGCTCTGTTACAGGTCACTAATACCATCTAAGTGGTTGATTCATAGTGACTGGATATGTTGTGTTTTGTAGCATTACGCAGTCTATTTTTTAGACTAAAGGTATTGTAACACATTGATATTAATGGTTTTTAATGTTTCACGTTCAGCTTTTTTATACTAACTTGAGCGAAACGGGAAGGTAAAAAGACAAAAAGTTGTTTTTAATACCTTTAAGTGATACCAGATGGCATTGCGCCATCTGGCAGAGTGATTAACTAAACATCGCAGTAATCGAGGCGCTTGCCAGAGAGTGGAAATGAACGTTAAACCCGACCATCGCGCCGCTGGCACCTTCATCGACATCAATACGTTCTATATCCAGCGCGTGAACGGTAAAAATGTAGCGATGAGTTTCGCCTTTCGGCGGTGCTGCGCCATCGTACCCGGTTTTACCAAAGTCGGTACGCGTCTGCAAAACGCCGTCTGGCATTGCTACCAGACCAGAGCCAAACCCTTGCGGTAATACGCGGGTATCAGCGGGTAAGTTAACAACTACCCAGTGCCACCAGCCGGAGCCGGTTGGCGCATCCGGGTCATAGCAGGTGACGACAAAACTTTTCGTTCCCGCAGGAACATCATCCCACGCCAGATGCGGTGAAATATTATCGCCATCGTAACCCATGCCGTTAAAGACATGACGATGCGGCAACTTATCGCCATCGCGCAGATCATTACTGATGAGTTTCAT